ATGTAATAACTTCTTGAGGATAAGAATTAACTGTAACAGTATTATTATCTGTCACTGTACTCTGAACACTTAAACGAATACGTTCTCCTTTCTGGAAATACTGACTAGTTTTAACTCTTACAACTACTTCACTTGAATTTACTGCTGCAATAGTACCAGATGCTTTTGAAGAATCACCTGTAATTGTTTGATTACTTGTTATAGCAGTACCGCCATTACCAGTAAGATTGAATTTGTATATTGGATAGAATTCTAGTATCTGATCTTTTCTACCAAACCTATCTTCTTTACCACTTCCATTTTCAACTCTATTAGAAACTGTCTTAACAGATGAAGATGAAAGATCCACAACTGGACTCAAATGAGACACAGTAGACGTAAGAAGTAATTTATAAGTTAAAGATTCACTCAAACTATTCATTGTTTCATTAATCTTAGAAGCAATAAACTTCTGATTTGTGAAATAATGTGGTTCATTTAAGAATGTCTTCTCATAATCACTAGATCTTGAATATGAAACATAGTTAGTTGTACTAGAATCAACTGGAACTACATTAGTTGTTTTAACAGATGTTTCTATTTTAGTTCCACCTGTAGTTAAATATTGAACTTGTGGATATAGTATCTCATACTTTCTATTATGAGATGCATAAGTAGTAGTTCCACCACCTATAGCGTTACCTGATGCTTGAGAAGCACTAGTAATAGTGTAACTATCAACACCTCCATTATCTGTTTGGAATAAATTAGTGTTAAGATTATCTGCGGTAATACCTGCTACTTCTGTTGCAGACCTATAGAATACATATGATTTTCCAGTATCTTCAAAACCATTATCTCTGTGATTAACTTTGATAATCTTATTGTTATTCTTGAATAACTTAGAAGTTGCTGAAGTTGCAGCACTAGCATTAGTTTCAAATGGATTTTCACTTAGTAGTGTATATCCTAGATTACCATTCTTAAGTAACAATTCTGCTGGTCTAGTAATAATAAACTCAGCACGATATAACTTAAACTTAAGATCTTCAAATATATCTTCTGTCCAGTTATCTACGTTTTGTGATTTATATACAGAACCTAATGATGGTTGAGAAGTAATAACTGTACTTGTAGAAACATCAGTATCACCTAATTTAGATGCCCATAATTCATAATCTATTGAATCTGTTTCAATTGCAATAGCATACTCAGTATCATTTTCTAGATATACTGGATAGTCAAATGCAAAGTATGTTGGAGTTGTTGAATTAGTAACACCAGTCTGATCTGTTGCTACACCCATTCTTACAGCAGGAGTATCTATTTCAATAGCAGTTACTATTTCACATCCACCTGCTCCATTACCAATACCTTTAACAACAACTGATGGTGCTTCAGTATATCCATAACCTGGAAGTAGTACTTCTGTATTATAGACTTTACCTCCTGATACAAATATGCTTGCAGTAGCAGTAGATCCACCAGGTAATTGAGGACTCTCAATAGTTAATAAAGCACTATCATAATTTTGACCAACGGCAGTTACCTTAATATCAGATAACTTACCACTATCCTTAGCAATAGTTAATTTCAATTCAGTAGCATTAGTATTATTTGCTAATGTAACTGAAGGTATAGTTAAATCTTCATTCTGTTTGAATGCTTTACCATTATGATTACTAAGAACAAGAGTATAACATTGCTCATTAGTTAATGTGTATACACCAGATGCAGTTGCAACTAGATCAACACCATTTCTATCAATAACTTTCTGAATTGGACCACTAGCAGAAGAACTTGCACCAGTTGCACTTTCTCCTTTAGTAACACTAACATTTCCATTAGTATAAACTTTAAGATATGTACTAGGTGCTAAAACTTTTTCTGTTCCAGGAACAACATTCTTTCCTGGTTTATCACTATCAACATTACTTACATAAACTTTAACTGGAATATCATTACTCTTCTTACTGAAGTATAAATCAGCACCAGTTACAAATACACCACCATCAAAGTTCTCAACTTTAAATGTCTGAGCAAGAGGATTGGGTCTTACTGGATTATCTGTATTATTGTCTATTATTTGAACACCTTCATTTGCTTTGAAGTATGCTGGTCTAGTAGAGACAATACTTGATGGATTCTCTGGAAGAATACCAGTTGCATAGTACTTAACTTCTGCATATGTATCAACAGTTGACTTATCAGCATCAATATCACTAGATGTAAATCTAAATGTCTTGATACCAGTTGTTACACGAATCTCTTCTGCAACAGTATCATAAGATACAGTATCAACATCACCACTCCAAGTTGCATTCTCTCTTGGTGGTTGTCCAGCAGGAAGTAAAATTATACCACTAGCATTACCATTATTGTCTGTAATAACATCTCCATTAAATGCAGATGGTGAGTTACCAGCAGTACCAGTAAATCTAAGGTCAGGGTTAACCCAACGATTAACATTTCTACCTTCTAAGAAAACATTAATCTTAGTATTTGGTTTTAATCTATTAACAACAAACTTAATTGCTTGACTTCTAGCAAAGAACTGAAGTGCAGTAGATACAATCTTTCCATCAACAGTCTTAGTTTGAATACCCTTACCAACTTCATTATTCTGAGGACTTACATTAGAAGAACTTGCAACAGATGCTGAATCAACAGAAGCAGCAGCTTGTTGTGAAGCAACCTCACCTAATGAATTAATAGCAGTAAATGATGGTGATGTTCCAACCCAGTTACATACAAATGAATTGTATAGACTAGAGAAACTCTCACTAACATGATCCTTAGCAAGGAATATACTATAAAGATTAGTATTTGTATCAACAACTAATGGTTCGATACTCTGATCATACCATTGATCTATTGCTGGAGAAATAACACTATCTCCAACATATTGAAGAACAACAAATGGATTTGGATTTATTGTCTTAGATGCAAAATCATTTCCTAATAAAGATAATGATGTATATGGAAGTGTAATAATATCACCAGACTTCTTATAACCAGAAACTGCTCTCTGATCTTCTCTTGAGTTAACCTCTTCTAAAGATACAGAATCTTCTTTGGATTGTGGACGTAATACTGACTGTTGACTATCTATAGCACACTGATAATCTAAAGATGTTAAATTACCTAATCCATGTGTTTCAAAATTATCAACAAAGAATCCACTCTTAAATCTATCAAGTCCTATTTCATCCTTGATCTGCATATTTAATGCTTGTTGCTCAAGAATGCTTAGTGTTGTATAGAACTCTAATCTCTCAACACGCTTCTCCAACTTACCAATATCACGCATTGTATAACGCTTGTTATCAACAGGAGTTATTCTTACATCTTTAGTTGTCTTAGTATATGCAGGAATATAAGCATAGAATAGAGGAACCGCATCTGCAATAGGATCTGGTTTAGATGGGTTGAGTGAAGAGTTACCTTGCTTGATAACAAACTCACCTTTTTTATTAAGGAATATACCATCAATACGATCTAAGTATTGAACAGTACTAAATGAGAATGTAAATTCTAAATTACTATCTGGAGCAGGAGTAGATGTAACAACAGCACCAGCACCAGAGAATGCTCCACTAGTATCTGCTAGAGAAGATACATCCTGATAACCAGCAATAATAGTAGTACTATCTACTTTAGGTCTAAAATCAAGTACGTTCTTAAGTTCAACCATTCCATGAACATTAGAATCGAAAGTAGGTATCTCATCTTCAGGAACACCTGCTTCATGTAGATAACTATCAATAGTACAGAAGTCACCTTGTGATTGTTCAAAATAATCGAAACCAATTACTAATTGTCCTGTTGTTGCTTGTGCTCCTGGTTTAATAACGATTCTAGAAACGTCGTAAACCGTATCTCTTTGACCATTGTCGAAGGTAAACCTGTTAGTAACGTCAGTACCAACAATAAGATTACCAGCACTATCGACTTCAGGCGGTTGTGATGAAGTTCCTTCATAAACATATCTTAGTTTATATGCATCTGCATAAGATAGAATTTCAATTACCTCAGTATCATAGTCAGTTCCTCTGAAAGGAATAACACGATCACCAGATGAAGCAACAATAATTCTCTTATTGCTAACTGATGTCTTTAGTCTAGGCTTAGCATTGCTAACTTCAAGAGTAGCAGTTAGTTTTAATTTAGGGAATGTTCCATAATTATTTGGATCTCCACCAAAATAATTCGCTGCTAATTGTAATGTAATACTACCAGATGTCAAACCACTAGCAGTATCAGTAGCAGAAGTAATTTCTACACTATCAGGTGGAAGATATATAATATCTCCAGCAGCAATATCTGGAGCACCACCTGGATCTAGTACAGTTACTATATAATTTTCTTCACTGTATGAAACAAACCTTTGTGTACCAAATGGCAACTGTGCAGCAAAAGTAATTAAACCACCACCAGTAGATGTCTCTGCAACAAAATCTCTACGGAAGAAATATTTAATCTTAGTATCATTACCACC